TGCCCATACGTTCCTCTACAGATGGTTCGTGCAGTTGATCAGAATTCATTCCAGCCAAAGATTGGTTTCAAGACTCGTTATGGAATGGTAGCAAATCCATTTGCTGAAGGTCTTAATGTTGGTACTGGTCGTATCCTTCAAGATACAAACAAGTACTACCGTCGTACAATTGTTTCAAATCTTCTTTAATAAGAAGCCAGATAAAACTGGACAGACTAAGGGAGCCTTTGTGCTCCCTTTTTTTGTATAAATATTAAACACATCTAATGGAGTTTAATAAATGTCAGCACTAGATAATGTTCCAACAAATAGAAACTTTTTGAGTCCTCTGAACTTTAAGTTTCAGATAAAGAAGTCTCCTAACGTTAACTTCTTCCTACAGCAAGTTAATATACCTGGTTTTTCTATTCAACCAACATTTCAAGCTACTCCATTTGTTAAGATACCTAAATCAGGTGATCATATTGATTTTGAAGATCTTAGAATCAAATTTAAAGTTGATGAAGATCTAGTTAACTATATGGAAATATATGACTGGCTTAGAGATCTAGGTTTTCCTAATTCATTTCAAGAATATGCTATTATAGCCTCAAAACCAATCACATCAGGTATGGGTATTGTATCTGATATTTCTTTGTTAATATTAAATTCTAATCATAACCCTAAGTATGATTGTGTGTTTAAAGACTGCTATCCAATCTCAATATCTGATGTTACATTTGATACAACACAACCAGATGTACAGTATATAGAAGCTGAAGCGGTATTCAAGTATAGAATATTTGAGATACAGAAAATATAAAGTTGCCTTTTGAATCTTAATCCTATATAATAGTTTAGTTCTATATAGGAGATTATTATGAAGCTTGAGACTATTCAAGAACTGTGGCATCAAGACTGTAAAATAGATACAACTGATATATCTAAAGAAGCAAGCAATATTCCATCTCTTCATGAAAAATACTATAAGATCTACATTGGAGAGAGATTGCAACTATACAAACTACAAGCTGATTATAAAAAGCTTAAGTTAGAAAAGTATGAATTTTTAATAAATCCTACTGAAGAAGATGTAAGAGATAAAGGATGGAAAATACCTGATAGAGGTAGAATTCTTCGTCAAGAAGTATCAGGTTATTTAGAAGGTGATTCTGATATGATCAATAAAGAACTACAAATAGGTATACAACAAGAGAAAGTTGAATTTATTAAATCAATCATCGATTCTATTTCTAAGAGAGGATTTCTTCTCAAGACAATACATGATGATAGAAAATTTATGAGTGGTGGTTAATGTTACAAATAAAAAAATATAACGAAGCTTATTTACTAATTACAGGTGAGCGATCTGAAGAGCAAGAGCTATCAGATTATTTTACATTCAATATACCTAATGCTAGGTTTCAGCCCAAGTTTAGAGCTGGTCTCTGGGACGGTAAAATACGATTATTTAATTTAAAAACCAAGCTTATATACCACGGATTGCTCGATAAGATTATTGAATTCTGTAATCAGAAAGAAATTGAATACGATTTACTCAATACTTCTCTTGATACTGAATATTCATTACACGAGTTTAGAGAATTTTATAATAGTTTAAGCTTACCATTTAAACCTAGAGATTATCAGGAAGAGAGTGTTGTTAATTGTATTCGTAAGTCTAGATTAACTCTTCTAAGCCCTACAGCCTCTGGTAAAAGTTTTATCATATATCTTCTTACTAGATTCTATAATAAAAAAACTATTATTATCGTTCCTACAACATCTCTCATTCACCAGATGAGCTCTGATTTTGAACAGTACGGTTATACTGAAACAATTTATAAAATATTCTCTGGACAGGAAAAAGATTCTAATCATAATATTACAGTAGCTACCTGGCAATCTTTATATAAGATGTCCAAGAAATGGTTTGATCAGTTTGAAGTATGTATAGTAGATGAATGCCATCTAGCTAAAGCTCAATCGTTAACTAAGATAATGACTAATCTAGACAAGTGCAAGTATCGGTTTGGTTTTACTGGAACACTAGATGGAACTCAAACTAATAAGATGGTTATTGAAGGTTTGTTTGGCCCTATACTTAATGTAACTACAACTTCTAAGCTAATTGAAGAAAAACATCTAGCAGAGTTTAAGATCAAATGTATTGTTCTCAATTACTCTGATGATAGAAAGAAGATAGCTAAACAATACTCATACCAAGATGAGATAGAGTTTATTGTAGGTAATAAAAAACGCAATAACTTTATCAAGAACTTAGCATTATCACTCAAAGGTAATACGCTGGTATTATTTCAGTTTGTAGAGAAACATGGTCAGATACTATATGATATGATCAAAGATAGTACTGATAGAGATGTTTATTTTATTCATGGACAAATAGATGGTAAAGATAGAGATGATATCAGAAAAATAGTTGAGAATAAAACTGATTGTATTATAATAGCATCATCTCAAACATTCTCTACAGGTATAAATATCAGATCACTTGAGAACATTATATTTTCTTCACCTTCAAAATCGAGAATTAAAACATTACAGTCGATAGGTAGAGTATTGAGAAAATCTGAGCAGAAGACTAAGTCTCAACTGTTTGATATAGCTGATAACCTATCTTGGAAATCAAAAAAGAACTACACTATATTACATTTTTTGGAAAGATTAAAGATATATAATCAAGAGAAATTTCCATATAAAACCTATAATGTGGAGTTAGAAAAATGATTCAGCATATCAGATTAATTAATGGTGATGAAATTATTGGTGATGTAATTTCTGTATCTGAAAAAACTATTACAATAGATAATCCACTTCATGTGGAAGAACGTGTTAACGATATGGGGTATGCTGGTATAGTACTTACTAAGTATATTCCTTTCTCACAATACAAAGTATGTGAATTACAGAAACAACATGTTATAACAACAACTGAACTTGACCCTGCTGTACAGAAGTACTATTACCTATCATTAAAGATTAATAAAAATATTGAAAAGAATATGATTGACGATATTAATCAAGTAAATATTAAAATGGAACAAGCATTAAACAATGCTTATCTGTATGAGAAGGAAGAGTATAGTAATACTCATATCATTCACAAAGGATCAAGTAGTATTAACTAATTTCAAAAACCACATAGTGATTATATACACCCTTAGAAATGGATCAACTGAAAAATGCGTAAACCAAAACATTATATCAACAATCGCACTCTCTATGAAGTAATGAAGAAATACCATGGGGATTGTGCTTTAGCAGAACAAAATAATACACAGGATCCTAAGATACCTGATTATGTAGGTGAGAGTCTTATGCGTATAGCTACTAAGCTTTCTAACAAACCAAATTTCTGTAATTATTCTTACAAAGATGAAATGATATGTGATGGAATCGAAAATTGCATCATGCATATCAAAAATTTCAATCCTGAAAGATCTCAGAACCCATTTGCTTATTTTACGCAAATAATTAATAATGCGTTTATCAGAAGAATTAAAAAAGAAAAGAAAGAGCACTATATTAAAATAAAAAATATGCAACAGTATGATATTAATGATGAAATCATGGGTATTGATTCCAAGAAGACTAAATTTAATGAAATAACCGATAGCTTTATTAAAAACTACGAACAACAGTTGCCTTCTAAAAAGAAAGCAGTTAAAGTAACAAACTCTCTAAGTAAGTTCTTTGAATGAGGATGATATGAACCAAGATCAACGTAATAACCAGCTTCCACCTATTATTGTGCAGCATATTGAAAAACTGAATAACAAGAATCAGTCATCATATCAACGTGAGATGTATTGCATGATTCTTGAGAGAGTTCGTGATGCTTGTTCTCAAGCAGTTAATAATTACAGACTAGAAGCAGGAGTTAAAAAAGTAGCTCGTAGATGAGCTACAAACTCACTTATACCATATTAATAGGTAGAGCACCTAATGGTGAGAATATGACTCACTGTAAACATATCGAGTTTGAATCTATTGATAAAGCTGATGAATGGGTAGCTAGTAATTTCACTCCTAACTGTATATGGTGGGTTGATTATACTATAACAGATTTATCTGAGAACAAGATTATTAGAAAAGTGTATAGATGACAAAAATAGCTATTATAACAGATACTCATTACGGCGTCAGAGGAGACGCCGTAATGTTTTTAGACTACCAAAAGAAGTTTTTAGACAATGTATTCTTTCCTTATATAGATAATAACAATATTAAACATGTGTTTCACTTAGGAGATCTTGTCGATCGCCGTAAGTATATTAGCTATATGACTGCCAATCGTTTAAAGCAAGATTTTCTTGTACCTCTTAGTATGAGAGATTGTACAACACACATCTTAGCTGGTAATCATGATATATACCATAAAAATACTAATGAGTTAAATGCATTAAGAGAACTTGTTGCTAATAAATTTGAGAATATTAAAGTATACACTAATACAACATGGCAAGTTAATGTAGGTAATTGTGGTATATTACTTGTTCCTTGGATAACACAAGAGAATGAAGAAGATATACTTAATAGTATTGCTAGTTCTGAATGCCAGATATGCTTTGGTCATTTTGAGCTCAAAGGCTTTGAGATGGATAAAGGTAATCTATGCTCTCATGGTCATGATAGTAAGATTCTAGATAAATTTGATGTAGTTATGTCAGGTCATTTTCACCATAAGAGTACTAACGGTAATATTCATTACCTAGGAGCTCCATTTGAGATGACATGGATAGATTACAATGATCCTAAAGGTTTTCATATCTTTGATACAGCTACCCGTGATCTAGAATTTATTAAGAATCCATATACACTCTTCAATAAGATCTATTATAATGATAACAAGTATAAGTATGAAGAGATGGTATCTAAGCTCAAAGATATTTCTATTGAAAACAGCTATATAAAGCTTATTGTAGATGAGAAACAAAGCCCTTATCTGTTCGATAGATTTATTCAAGAAATCGAGAAGCTTCAACCATACGACCTAAAAATAGTTGAACAGCAACAGCTTCAATACTATGATACTAATATAGATCAGGCTGAAGACACGCTTACTATTCTCAAGAAATCTATACAACAGCTAGACATCCAGTGTGATAAAAAGAAACTAGAAAGTCTAGTTAAAGATCTATATATTCAAGCTAATGCAATGGAAATTTGATGATAACTATACAAAAAGTCAGATGGCAAAATTTCCTTTCAACAGGCAATTTCTTAACAGAAGTAATACTAGATTCCCATAGCACTACTTTAATAAGTGGTGAGAACGGGTCTGGTAAATCTACTGTTATGGATGCTATATGCTTTGCTTTATTCAATAAACCTTTTCGAAAGATCAACAAACCCCAGCTAGTAAATTCTATAAACAATAAGAATATGTTTGTAGAAATTGAGTTTCAGTGCAACAGCGTAAATTATGTAATCAAACGTGGTCTCAAGCCAGCTATCTTTCAGATATACTCGAACGGTAATCTGATTAATCAAGAAGCTGATTCTAGAGATTATCAGTCTATTCTTGAGCAGACAATCCTCAAGATTAATTATAAGACTTTCTGCCAGATTGTTATTCTAGGTTCTGCTAATTTTACTCCATTCATGCAGCTACCAGCAGCTGGTAGAAGAGATATTATTGAAGATCTATTAGATATTCAAGTCTTCTCCAAGATGAATTTTATACTCAAGGATAGGATACAAGATAACAAGAATACTATTCAAGAATGTGATAGTAAGATTGCTATTCTAAATAAAACTATAGAGCTTAATAAGAAGCACTTAGAACAGCTGCAGAAAAATACTCAAAGATCTATTGATAGTAAGTTAAAGCAGATTGAAGAGTATAATTCAAGCAATATTGAGCTTGAGAGTAAGTTATCTAGTAAGCAAGCTAAGCTAGATCAGATAACTGAATCTATTAATAATAATAAGCCTAAGATTAAATCTAAGCTAGAGAAAGCTTTAAATTCAAAAAAAGAACTTGAGTTAATTATTAAAAACCATCAGAAAGAGATAAAATTTTATCATGATACTGTATCATGTCCAGTATGCCAGCAATCTATTTCTGATAGCTTTAAGGTTGATCAGATCAGCTCAAGAAAGAGTAGTATTGATAGTAACAACAGTGAGCTAGAAGAATACATATCTATTATTGAAAAATATAAAGAGAAAGAAGATCAGCTCAACAAGCTTATAGAATTACAGCAGCAAACAGTAAAATGTGTGTCTGATATAATCTCTAATATCAATCTCAATTCAAATCTGATTAAATCAGTAGAAAGAGAGATTAAAGAACTCAACAATCAGAAGGATGATATTAAACCTGATACTGAGAGTAAAAAAGTTCTTAAGCAAGTAAATAAACAAAGAGAGGAGTTGGTAAATCAGAGAGAATTATATAATATAGCATTAATGCTACTTAAAGATGGTGGTATTAAAGCTCAGATCATTAAGCAGTATATTCCAATCATGAATAAGCTGATTAATGGTTATCTAGAGCAGATGGAATTCTTCTGTCAGTTTCAGCTTAATGAAAACTTTGAAGAGTCTATCAAGTCTAGATATAGAGATGAATTTTCATTTACATCTTTCTCAGAAGGTGAAAAGATGCGTATTAATCTAGCATTGCTTTTCGCTTGGAGAGAAGTGGCTAGAATGAGAAATTCAGCTTCATGTAATATTCTTGTTCTAGATGAAGTGATGGATTCATCTCTTGATAGTAATGGTACTGATGAGTTTATTAAGATTATCAAATCGATATCTAAGAATAATAACATCATTATCATATCCCACAAATCAGATCAAATACAGGATAAGTTCGATAGGACTATAAGATTTGAGAAAGTAAAAAATTTCAGTAGAATTGCAAACCAGTGAGGTTATTATGAAAATCGCAGCTTTAGTTATTGCTACATTATGTTCATTTGTCGTATTTAATTCAACCAGTGTTATGGCTCAGCAATGTAACTTTCCATGCTTTGAAGATAGAGCAGAGACACCTAAGCAAAGTTATAGCAAGAAACGTAATAAGCAACGAGACAGGCAACCTTCATATTCTAGATCAGCTTCAGATGGACTTGCTTCATTTTACTGGCAGCCACAGCAAGTTGCTTCAGGTGGACGATTTAATCCTAATGCTTTAACAGCAGCCCATAAGACTTTACCATTCGGTACCAGAGTTGAAGTAACTAATAATAGAAATGGTCGATCAGTTGTAGTTACTATCAATGATAGAGGTCCTTATGTGAGAGGTAGAGTCATTGATCTAAGTAAAGCTGCAGCTCAGCAGATTGGTATGATTAATAGTGGTGTAGCACCAGTATCATTGAGAATTCTTTAATGATTTTAGATTTATGCAGTAAGAATGATCCTATACTAAAACAACCGATACCTAAGTTTGACTTTGTTAATCTACCAACAGATCCCATTCAGCTAGCTAAAGATCTAGCTGAAACTATGCTCCATAATAACGGTATTGGATTAGCAGCTAATCAGGTAGGATTGCCTTATAGATGTTTTGTAATTAAATCAAATCCTATTATCTGCTGTTTTAATCCAATCATAGTTGATACTTCTTCTGAACAAGCACTTTTAGACGAAGGGTGCTTGACTTTTCCTGGAGTGTATATTAAAGTAAAGAGACCTACAATTATCAAGGTTAGATATACTGAGCCTAACACCAATATTGTTACTAAGAAATTTATTGGTATGACATCCAGAGTATTTCAGCACGAACTAGCCCATCTGAATGGAGAGATATTTCAAAAAAATATTTCTGATACAAAATTGCTAATGGCAATTAAAAAAGCAAAGAAATTAGGTTATAACTACACACTAGGAGATTTTAAGTAATGTCATGTAAATATATTTCAACAAAGACTTATAGACACATTGGACCTGTTGCTTATAGGCAATGGCGAGCAGATTCTCACTGCAATTTAATTCATGGTTATGCTCTATCATTTCATTTTGAGTTTGAATCTGATACTCTAGATGTTCGTAACTGGGTAATGGATTTTGGTGGTTTGAGACCTCTTAAAGAGAAATTAGAAGAGTGGTTTGATCATACACTTCTAGTAGCTCAAGATGATCCTCAGAAAGATGAACTAATTCGTCTAGGTGAAATTGGTTTAGCTAAAATTACAGAAGTAGAAAAGACAGGTTGTGAAGGTTTATCAGATTTTCTATACTGGTATATTAACGAAGAGTTCTTACCTTCATGTGGTAAAGATATTAGTGAAAGGGTGTGGTGCTGTAAAGTAGAAGTTAGAGAGACTGATTCTAATATGGCAATGCGAGTTGGCCATCGTGGAGATATTTGATGTCTAAAATTAAAGTATCAGAAATTTTCTATTCTCTGCAAGGAGAGGGGTTATATACAGGAACCCCTTCTCTGTTTATGAGAACATTTGGTTGTAATTTTACTTGTTCTGGTTTTGGTATGCCTAAAGGTGAGTTATCAAAAGAAAGAGAGTTAGTTGATCCATCTAAGTATAAAACATATGATGATCTACCATTAGTCCATACAGGTTGTGACTCTTACCCTTCATGGGATATTAGGTTCAAGCATTTATCTCCTATGCTTGATGTCAAAGCTATTGTAGATAAAATGCAGGAACTATTACCTGATGGTAAATTTGGTAGTAAGAAGCATCTTGTAATTACAGGCGGTGAACCTCTTTTAGGATGGCAGAAGCAGTATCCAGCTCTGTTAAGAGAAATCTATATGAGAAATATGGATTTAGGTTATCTGACATTTGAAACTAATGGAACTCAGAAGTTAAATGAAGATCTAATCACAACATTAAATGATTATAGAGATTTTCTAGAAGTAACATTCTCTATTAGTTCAAAGTTACCATCTTCAGGTGAGAAATGGGAAGAAGCAATCAACCCACATAATGTGAGTACTTATTTTGCAATTCTTAACTCAAAACATTATTTTAAATGGGTTTGTACATCACCAGAAGATTTAGATTCTATTAAAAAAGCAGAACAAGAGTATAAGAAAGTAGCTGGTATTAGTATTCCAATTTACCTAATGCCTTGTGGTGGAACAGAAAAATTATACTTGAAAAATAAGCAATGGTTGTCTAAAATATGTCTAGCTGAAGGATACAGCTATTCTCAGAGACTGCAGATCGATCTTTATGGAAATATGTGGAATACTTAATAAATTGTCTCCCAAAAGTTACCATACTATAAATATAATGTACGGTAATAATTGGGAGACTTTACATGACAAACCCTGTAAATAAAAAAACACATATACAATTCATGAAAGAGGTAGAACATTTAAATATAATTCTTTTAGAAGATTATATTAATACTGATACAAAAATTAAATATAAATGTAAACACGGTGAAAATGAAGATTACCCATGGTCTTTAATAAAACACAAATATTGTTGTTCAAAAGGCTATCACGAACAGAGAATTCCTAAACATAAAGTATCAATAGAAAAAAGAATTGAACAAATAAAAAATATCAATTCTAATTTAGATACATCCTTAATTGAATTAAATTACATTAAAAAATATAATGGAGCTTGTTTAGTAAAGAACTTAAAATGTGTTAAGCACAATTTATTATTTGATCAATTATTACAATCTTTATTAAAGGGGTATAATAAATGTCCAAAGTGTAAAAATGAGATGAAATCAAAAATTTGCCGCGAGAGAATAACTAACAATACATTTGGACCCGGTTCTTTTTCTAAATCATGTATTTCTAAAAAAGAGAAGTCATGGTTAAATAGTTTAAATGTACCTAAAAGACAATATAGAATACCTGAGCTTGGTCTTATTGTAGATGGTTATAACCCTGCAACAAATACTGTTTATTTATTTCATGGTAAATTTTGGCACGGGTGCCCTAAAACTTATAATCCTGATTATGTAAATCCAGTAAATGGTAAGACGATGAAAGAATTATACCAAAAAACGCTTGATGAAGAGATGAAAATAAAAGATAATGGTTACTACTTAATAGTAAAATGGGAAGATTAATCAATGGGGAACTTAATGACAAAAGCTATTTCAGAAGTTATTACAGATCGTTTAAAGAAAGCAGGAAAACGTTTCCATGCTAATGATAACATTAGTGATTATATTAATGATAAAGAGAGAGATCTACTAGTAGACGAGCTTCAAGAGAAGTTCGAGCAAGTATTAAAGTCTCTAGTTATTGATACAGAAACAGATCCTAATTCTAACGGTACAGCTAGACGTCTAGCTAAGATGTATGTATTTGAGACTATGAAGGGTAGATATTATCCTCAGCCTGATGTAGCATCGTTTCCTAATGATGGTTCTCATGGTACTAATCCTTATACTGGGATGGTTGTTGTACGATCAGAAATTAAGTCTATATGCTCTCATCACCATCAGCCAGTAACTGGTGTAGCTTATATTGGTGTAATTCCTTCTACACATATTATTGGTCTGTCAAAGTATACTCGTATTGCTCAGCATATTGCTCGTAGAGGTTCATTACAAGAAGAGCTTACTGGTGAAATTTGTACTGCTATCATGAAAGCTACTAAGTCAAACAGTGTTGCTGTTTATACTGAATTAAACCATGGTTGTTGTACTAACAGAGGTATTTCAGTTCATTCTTCATTGACTCAGTGTACAGTACTACAGGGTATGTTTAATGATTCTGGAGTAAAGAATGAGTTCTTTGACAATATTAAGCTTCAAAAATCAATTAAGGAGTAATTTGGTATGAGAGTAGCACATGAAAGTCCTTTATGTATCTTTGATTATGTTCAGCAGGTAACTGATTATGATTATGCTCTCGTGCATTTGTTTGAGCAATCTGATCAATACTTTCAGAAATTTCAAGATAGTATTGCTAAAGGTAGAGAAGTTATTCTAGATAATTCTATCTTTGAACTAGGTGAAGCATTTGATCATGATCGATACTATTATTGGATTATGCGATTGCAACCACAATGGTATATTATTCCTGACGTTCTAGAGGATTGCCAAGGTACTATCAATTCGATGGATAACTGGTTCTCTAAGTACAGTGTTCCTTCTCATATTAAATCTATTGGTGTTGTACAAGGTAAACAGTATAAAGAGATTAAGGAATGTTATAAGAGTATCAATAATAGAGTTGATAAAGTAGCTATATCATTTGATTATTCTTATTTTATTAAACCTGATTCTAAGAATAAGTATGAGGATTATATGTCTGGGCGTCAGAGCTTAATCGACCAGCTTTACTTTGATCATGTAATTAATTTCAAAAAACCTCATCATCTTCTTGGTTGTTCATTACCTCAAGAGTTTAAGCATTATCAGCGTAATCAGTATAGTTTTATTGATACAGTAGATACATCTAATCCAGTAGTTGCTGGTCTTAATGGTGTAGTGTATAATATTGATGGTCTCGAGACTAAGAATCCAACTAAACTTGTTGATTATATGTTTATTGATGTTGTTACAGGTAATAATCTAATGAAAATTGGCTATAATATTGGGCGGTTTAAAGAGTTCTGCAAATGCACTGGGTAGCTCTTTTTAGTCAAACAGGATCAGAGATTAATAGGCTAGCGAGAGAATTGGGTCGCTGGCCTAATGAAATATATACAAATAATCTTAAAGTAGAGGAATGGAAAGATAATATCAATCCATGGTTTGTAGATGAGCACATAAGCAATATAGATTCTATCAATAATATGTTACGTGAACGAAAAGATCTATTCATAACTCTCCATGGATATCTTCGAATTGTACCTTCTGATATATGCCACAATCATAATATATACAATGGTCATCCTGGATTAATAACTTTGTATCCAGAGCTTAAAGGTAAAGACCCACAAGAAAAATTGTTTGAAAGATTAAATTGGTATCCTCATATTGGTTCTGTAGTTCACAAATGTACTCCTGAATTGGATGGAGGAGATGTTGTTTCTTGGTGTCAAGTAAATAACAGTTGCAAAACTCGCGAAGATGTATATAATACACTTAAAGATACATCTTTATTAGCATGGAAACTTTTTCTTAAAGGAAAACTAAATGAGTGAAGAAAATATTAGGCCATCTCACTATAAAGCTGAAGGACAGAAGTATGAATGTATAGATGTTATTGAAGATTTATGTAAGTATTCAAAAAACGATAGGTTTACTGATTATAATAGGTTTCAAGCATTCAAGTACATCTGGCGAGCAGGTAATAAAGATAGTATTATAAAGGATCTAACGAAAGCCAGGACGTTTATTGATTTTGCAATTCAGTATGAGGAAAGTAAGATAAATGACTAATATTAACGATATTGCATCAGTCCATCTTGGTAAAGCTGGTGATGGTACTGTAGTAAAGCCATATGTAACACCTGATAGTATTGATCCATCACTTCTTGTTGGTATTCCTCGAGTATTGAATCGTAAGCAGTATAAAATTGATTCAAATAATTTACCATTTGAAGGTCTAGATAACTGGAATTGTTATGAATTCTCTACACTGATGAATAATGGTTTTCCTATTTCAGGTGTTCTAAGAGTTATCTATCCAGCTAATTCACCTAATATTGTAGAGTCAAAATCACTGAAGCTATATCTAAACTCATATAATATGAATCGTTCTGGTGTTGGTTATTATGATTGTATTGATTTTGTAGAGAAAAAGGTGCAAGAAGATCTAGAAAATGTTATTGGGTCACCTGTTAGTGTTGGTTTTCTAAAACCAGGTTGTGCTACAATTGATCCGTTCAATAATGTATTCTTTAAATCAGTTGAAGAAAGTGTTGATATTACCAATATAACTTTTGATTCATATGAAGAAGATGAATACATTCTCAAGCTATGGGGTGAAGGTAATATCCATACAAAGTTTCTTCATTCATATTCTCTGAGGTCTAATTGCAGAGTAACTAATCAACCTGACTGGGGTGATGTGTTTATGTACTATAAAGGTACAAGAAGCTTAACTGAAGAATCATTCCTCAAATATATTGTTTCAATGCGCAAGGAGAATCATTTTCACGAAGAGATTTGTGAGTTGATTTATAAGCGATTGTATGATATACTAAACCCTGAGGAGTTGTTTGTAGCGTGCTTGTATACCAGAAGAGGTGGTATTGATATTAATCCTGTACGAGCAAGTAATAGTAAGTTACTATTGACTATTGCATACCATCTAAACAATCCTTATGTGCTTAATACTAAAACGATGAGGCAATAATATGAAAGTAGGTAAGATTCTTAAAACTCTTCCAGATACTGGAGGAGCTATTGTTGTTCTGTCAGGTGGTATGGATTCCACTGTTGCTATGCGACTAGCAGTAGAACGTTATGGTAAAGATAATGTTCGTGCACTTACTTTCTTTTATGGCCAAAAGCAAGCTCTTGAGATTGAGTGTGCTAAATTTTCATCTACAAGACTTGGAGTAAAGCATAAAGTGCTTGATCTAAGTATTCTAGGAGAGATTGGTCAAGGATTCTCAGCTAATCTAGATAAAAATATCTCTATGCCAACTATTAAAGATATTCTTGGTAATCCTAGACCTGCTACATATGTACCTAATCGTAATATGATTCTAATGTCAATTGCAGCTGCTTATGCTGAAGTAGAAAATATTTCTACGATTATAATGGGGTTGCAAGCAACTGATATGTATAACTATCATGATACAACACCTCAGTTTGTTGAGAAAATTAATAATGTATTGAACGAGAATCGTATTATTAAGATCTCTGTATCAGCACCATTTTCATTCATGTCAAAACGAGATGAGATTAATGCACTAATCGAGCTAGATGGAGATTGTAATCTTTTAGCTAATACTCTCACTTGCTATAATCCATCACATGATGGTAAGTCCTGTGGTAAATGTCCTTCTTGCAGTGAACGTATCAAAGCCTTTATTGATTGTAAGATCAAAGATCCAGTTGAATACCAGATCGATATTAATTGGGAGAAATATTTTGTGTAGCATTGTAGGTTCATTTGATAGAGAAACTATCGTTAAACTAGCTAAAATCAATAGTTATAGGGGTCAGTTTTCATGGTCTATCACTATGATAGATCCTATGACTAACTATTGTGTAACTGAGAAAGGTTTAGGAGAACTGCCTTTAGATAAGATCAGAATACCAGAGACTTGCTATTGTGTTGTACATCAGCAAGCTCCTACTACACAATCGTTAATTCAAGAATCTATTCACCCTGCTCAGATTGATGGTGATATGTTATGGCATAATGGTATTCTCAAAACTATGACTATTGAGAAATTACAAGCAATGTATAGGACGACATGTGAATGGGATACAAAGCTTCTGTTAAAACATTTTATTCATACAGACAATCTTGATGATATAGATGGTTCATTTGCATGTATTGCAAAGAAAGATAATGAGCTATATGTTTTTCGAAATGACATAGCACCTCTGTTCGTAGATGCTAAATATACTATATCATCTACAGCCTTTAATGGTGGTAAAACACTACAATCTAACTGGCTGTTTAAGTTTGATTTGATTGATGGGTTACAACCCTATAAACAGTTTAAGACAGTTGACAATCCTTATTTTATGGAGATATAATGTTACATATTGCGAGTAAAAATTCTAGTTCCTCTCTCACATCTATAGCAGAAAATGATATCCAGCCAAATGCATGTGATCTAAGACTCAAGAAGGTGTTTCGTATTGTGAACAACACCTTCTATCTTTCTAATAATCATAAACAACATCGTGGTTCTTATGAAATAATGCCAGATGCTTTTGGTAAATGGTGCTTGATTCCTGGTAGTTATGAGATTATTATGAGTGGTGATATCCAGATGGGGCCCGATGAAGCAGGTTGGGTTATTCCTCGATCTTCTCTCAATCGTAACGGTATCTTTATTACTACAGGGCTATATGACTCTGGTTATAAGGGTCCTATGGCAGCTTGTATGCACGTAACATGTGGTGATTTTGAAATTGAAATTGATACTAGAATTGCTCAGTTTCTATTATTCAAGGCAGAATCTCTTCATCAATATAATGGTCAGTATGGTTATAATGCTGATGGTTCTAAGAAGCAAGAACAAGACAAATTTAGTTATTGAGGTGAATAATGGAAATTAATATACCAGTTAGTGAATTAAAGAAGCGTAAGCTATTTCTAGCAGCTCCTATGTATGGAGGAATCTGCGCGGGAATGTTTGCTAAATCAGTAGCTGATCTATCTGCAATGTGTGTGCAGTATGGTGTTGGTCTACAGATGTACTTTCTATTCAATGAATCTCTTATTACTAGAGCTAGAAATTATTGTTGTGATGAGTTCATTCGCTCAGATTGTACTCATATGATGTTTGTTGACTCTGATATTGGATTTAACCCTCAGGATATTATTGCTCTACTTGCATTGCAGTCTGATGATTCCCCTTACGATATTATCGGTGGACCTTATCCTAAAAAGTGTATATCATGGGAGAAGATCAAGCTAGCTGTTGATAAAGGCTTTGCTGATGAAGATCCTAATGCACTAGACAGATACGTTGGTGATTATGTGTTTAATCCAAAAGGAGGGCAGACTCAAATTCCTCTAGGACAACCAGTAGAAGTACTAGAGATTGGTACCGGGTTTATGATGATTCGAAAGAAAGCAATGCAAAAGTTTTATGATCATTATAAAGATCAGTATCTCTATAAGCCCGATCACGTTCGTACTGAACACTTCGATGGTTCTAGAGAAATCCTAATGTTTTTCCAAGCAGAAGTTGATCCTGTATCTAAGCGTTATCTTTCTGAGGATTATTGGTTTTGTCAGAAAGCTCAGCAGGCAGATATTAGAACTTGGTTGTGTCCTTGGATGAAGCTTCAGCATGTTGGTTGGTATATCTTTGGTGGGTCCTTTGCTGACCT